ATGCCCGTGTGAGCATCAACCTGCCGCCCATCAACATCAAAAATCCGCATGAGGTGGAGCATCGGATTGATGAATACTTCGACTTCTGCGAGATGAACGACAAGCCGCCGAACATGGTTGGGCTGGGAAACTGGCTGGGCGTGACTACTGACACAATCGGCAGATGGAAGAACGGCGATTGGAGCGCAGAAAGCGTCGGCGCGATTGTCCAAAGGGCATTGTCCGTCATTGAGGAAAGCCTTGTTACCCAGGTGCAGGACAATCCGAAAGCAATGGTCGGCGGTATGTTCCTGCTCAAATCCATGTTCCACTATAAGGAACAGCAGGATATTGTCATCACGACAGGGGCGCAGAACGACGCAGAAATGAGCGCGGACGAGATCGCAAAACGGTATCTGGGGGATGGGAAAACCATAGACGGAGAGATTGTGGATGACGAATGATGATAATAGCTGTGGACTTTGACGGCACACTGTGCCGCAACGCTTGGCCCGAAATTGGAACACCACGTCTGGCTGTGATTGAATACCTCAAACAGCAGCAGAAAGACGGCGCAAAACTGATCCTGTGGACGAGCAGAACGGGACAGCAGTTGCAGGCCGCGATTGACTGGTGCTTCCGATACGGGATATTGTTTGACGCCGCAAATGAGAACCTGCCGGAGATAGTCCAGAAGTTCGGCGGCGAGTGCAGAAAGGTATTTGCGGACGTATACATAGATGACAAGTCTCTGCACCCGGATGAGATCGAGCGCCAAATGAGACACAGACGAACAGTTCGCCGAGGGAAATAGCGCAGAACGCGCAGAAAGGCCCCGTACACAGGTTTTGTGTGCGGGGCTGTATTTATTCGCAGAAAAGGCTGGGGAGGGCTGTGGGCTATTTCTCGCGCGGCCAGTCGCCTAATTGCCAGCCCTTGTAAGTGTATACGGGATGCTTGCGCTGCTGCTTCATGCTGCGCACGATCTGACCAATGCCAGTACGGATGTTGTGCGCAACTCTGTCCCGATCAGTATCATCCTGAACGAAATCAAACCATTCGGCATGTTTCCGCGCCCAGTCCTTTAGGTTGATGACGTAATGCTCTTGCCCATCAGGCGATATCAGCACCCACAGCTTGGCGTCCCGGTGCTGCGGCCCGCGCTGGCCATCAGGCAAGGCCATAGCAGCGGCAAGCCCCGCTTTTGCACTGTCACTGTATCCCTGGGCCTTGCGCGCATTGGAGAGCCGCCTGTGGGCCTCCTCGCTCCACTGGTTGCTCTTGCCCATGTGGGATTGCGTCTTGCGCTTTGCGCTGCATGCCGCCGAGCAGGTGATCTTTTTGGATGATGGTGGGGCCTGAAATTCGGCCCCGCAAACTACACAATGTTTAATCATGGTGATATTATATCAGCGCAGAACGGGCAATGTCAACACGCAGAACGGCGCAGAAATTCAAAATTTTTCGCAGAACGCAGAAAGCGCAGAACGGGGATAAATTTGAAAATAATTTATGCTGGTCTTGTGCCCATTTTTGTGCTGGTTTTTGTGCTGGTTTTTGTGCTGGTTTGGTGGGCATCGATCAACAGAGGAACAGCACAAGCAACAACAGCAGCAGACCAGCACCAACACCAGCACCAACAGACCAACAGCAGACCAGCAGCAGATCATCACCAGCAGATCATCACCAGCAGCACCAATGTGAAACCCATTTCACAGCATCCACAATTGGCTAAACGCTCTGTGACACTCTCTGATGGCTCTGTGAGCGTCTTTTGTGCTTTAGCCTATAGGGAGTAAGACCAAATCAAAATGCGATTATTTGGGGCTTTCTGGGCTTCTGACGCGATTTGGTGTTTTATGACCATGCTGGGCGATTGGTGACGCTCTCTCATGTGACGCTCTCAAAGACGCAGGAAGCCCCATCTGAGACGATTCGAGCATGGAGCATGATAGACTGGTCATGCTATGGTGCTTCACGTCTCTATGGGGCTTCTATGGGCTTGTATGATGGCATAGGAAAAGCCCCATCATGTGATGGGGCTTGTGTTATAAGATCAGCCTTGGATCATCTTGCGCAGCTTGGCTTTCTTGCTCTCGTCTTTCAGTCTCCTGGTGCTGAAATCCCAAGTACCAATCAGCTGAGTCCTGGAGTTTCTGCTGATGCATACCTTGAAGAGTCCTTCTCCATCACTGTTGGTGCAGTAATACTCGTCTTCGTTGATGTAGGCTCGAACTTCATCTCCAATGATCTTATAAGACAGCTTCATGATGTTTTCCTCCTCTGAATGATAGATGTGTTGATTATAGCATGTTCTTGGTCGATAGTCAATCACGCAAACAATTTGCGCTTGGGTTTGGTAGTCATCCAGTAGTTGACGATTCTATCACGCTCTGCATCTTCAATCCTTGTCAGCTTGTATGTGGTAATGGTGGTTCCTCGCATGTACATCCCATATGCTATGTGATCTACTGGTGGATCAGGAAACGTCTCACAGCCTTTGATTCCAATGATGTTCCTGGAATCTTGTGCGCAATTGGTCTTGAGTGCCAGCCTTGACGAAAAATTGCATTTCAATGGTGTTGGTATGACTGCTGTCACTGGTGACTGTGTGCAAGCTATCACATGGATGCGAGTGCATCGAGCCAGGGAGAGCAAATCTTGAAGGATGGGCATAAACTCACGCTTTGCTCTCGTCATAGGCTGCATCAACTCATCAATGATAACATAAATGTCTGATCCGTCATACATGCGGAGCTTCCTGCGCTTCATGTCTGCTGTACGAGTGCGATAAAGCTGCATCGCATACTCCAAAGCCTTGACACAAGCATTCATTGGCTTGTCTTTGGGATCATTAGCAGCATCAGCATACATCAGAGTATGAGGAAGATGCTTGTACTCGTCCAGCTCTGTTCCCTTGGGATCAATCAGGATAAAGCCAACATTGCCGGGAGCGTTTCGGAGTGCTGCGTGAATCATGCCATTAACGACAGTAGATTTTCCTGCACCAGTAGCACCAGCAATCAGGAGATGCGTTTGGTGGAGCATATCGTCATACAGCCTGGAGTAAGTGATTTCTGGAGTGTGCCAAATCTGATTCATTGTGCATCATCCTTCCTTCTGCTTGGTGCAGACCATCAGGAGGGATTTCCTCCTGATACGCTTTGGGCCTGACTGCCTATTTATACTCGCCCAAACGAGTTACACAGTGATTATGATTCGTTTTCAGTTTCTGTTTGCTCTGAAATAACCGTAAACTGTTCCAGATGGTGCATTGCCATGCAAATAGATGCGCTTGATGGTCGCCCAGCCATCAATAGCTTTGGTAGTATCGAGATCGGAGATGGGTAGACGCTTGATTTCTGCCCATTGCTTGGTCTCGTCATGCTCCTCAGTGACGATGTATCGATACTGCTTGGTATCGATGATTCTTTCCTGCATCAGCTTGGCTTCAAATTCCTTCTTCATGGGTTTTTCCTCCTCTTTCTGTGTTGATGAATGTGAAATGGTTTCCCATCTGGTCATCGTCAGATGGGCTTCACAGTGAAGAATTCAAGATACATTCCTCGCTCTTTACGTATGGTAACTTCCTGCTGAATCTCGTTTGCTATCCTTTGAGCAGTTTCGAAAGCTTCCTTCCTGCTGGTGGTATACTGATTGTAAGTATCTGGGATGAAGTAGTGACTCTGCACTCCGTTTTTGTCTCTCCAGCTGCCCCAGTGAACAGAATAAAATGTCATTGCTCTTTCCTCCCTTCACGCGATGCAGAGAGCATCCTTTGCTCCTCTGATGTAGTCTTGCTCCGTCTTGGTGTCTGCGATGCCTTCCTGGGTGATGGTTTCGATGTAGTTCTGCAGAATGGTCACTGCTTTATCGTAACCGTATTTGATGTGGTACGCTCGGAAATCTGCGTTTCCGATGATGTAGTAGTTCTGCTTCTCATGGTGGGCGTTGACTACCACCAGCACATCCATCCAGTTTTCGCACTCCGTGAAGGCTTCTTCATCCATGCTGGCAGCAGTGATGATCATGCTATTGATGCCATCATCAATCACGCTATACTTGTCACTTCCGAAGATGCGAGCGTACATTCCGCTTCCCATATTGGCAAGAGCTTTGATGGCTTCGATCTTGGTCATGTGCTTCTTGGTGTTCTTCATGGTGTTCTCCTCCTCACTCTTGGTGTCGTTGGTGCTGGTCTCCTGGGCTTCCTCGCTGGTCTGCTCGGTTTCCTTGATCTCCTCCTTGGGATATTCTCCGGAGATCGCCCAGTGCAGCCAGATCACAAACTCTACTGCGTCAGCCTTCCGAGTGCGACTGGTGATGTGGAAAGTCTTGACGATCAGGCGACCAGCCTTGAATCCGATGTACTCAGGACGAATGTGGAAGCCTTTGAACAGCTCTTCATGTCCACAGCTCATCTCGCAAGTCTTGTTGATCTCGCAGGCGTTGTCATCGATCCAGGCGATGATCTCCTTCATGGTCATGCTCTTCAGCTCGTTCATGCTCAGATGCTTCATGGTCTCTGCTCCTCTCTGATGGTCGATTGCTTTTCCCTTGGCTTCTGGTGATATTATACACCCAACATGGGTGTCTTGTCAACACTCAAATCGGGTGTTTTTACTCAGATTGGCCATAATAATTTGTTATAGTTCAAGGCTGAATTATAACTGTATTCATGCTTGCATTCTGAGTGCATGATGTGGTATCATTCTGGGTGAAGGGAGGAGATACGATGATCAGATACAGACGAGGAGTTGATGTGCTGGCCATGCTGGCAGACTCCGGTTACACATCGTATAGGATGCGACATGAGCATCTCATGGGAGAGAGATCAATGCAAAAGCTGAGAGATGGCAAGCTGCCATCATGGGCAGAGCTTGACAGACTCTGCACTCTCATTGGATGCCATCCATGCGATCTCCTGGAGTACATCCCAGAGCCACCAGGAAACACCAGGAGACATCCAGACACAGACTGACACACCATTCCATCACAAGCCCCAGAGAGCCATCACAAGCGCTTTCTGGGGCTTTCTGCTGCTCTCCTGCACCATTCCAAAGCCCATTCCTGCAAGCTGCTGCATGGGGCTTCCTGGGCTTCTCAGAGCGTCTCCTGCTCCGCTCCTCCTGATCTCCTCTGGTGTGCGTCTGTCACAGACACATGTCTGTCACTGACGGATTTATCCTGGTGTACCACAATATGTTGTGGTATATATCTGTATGTGGTACAATATATGGTATGGAGTAACAAGTATAACGATAAACCTAATCAAAAACTACGAACATTCTGCCTTTTTTGCATGGGGAATGTTCGGACTGGTACGAACATTTCTTATGCTGGTATTCGAGATGCTCGTCACCAGATCATGCATAAATGCTGCATGATCGATGTATAATAGGCTGAGTCTATGAAATGGCATCAAGTTATAGCATACAACTATCGATCTTGTCAATATCTTTTCGCATAAGAGTACATTTGCGAAAAGATATGGATTTCAGGCTGTCCAGTGTCGGTTTGAGCATGGGTACCGGAACCCCATAGCGCCAGGCACCAAATCGGGCCGGGT